AAAGTAACAAAAGCAGCACACCAGAAGGGAGGGTTAACCACCTCTGTAAGGATAGTGCGATCCTTTTCTGCCTTGGTGAGGACTTACGATGTAGGTCTTCTATAACCAGGTGCCGTATAGGAGTGAAGGTGCTCAACGTTACCAACCAAGGAGAGAAGCCGAACGAATGCTCGGCACTCTCTCTGGATATTGGACTCGCGCGCGGAACGAAGTTCTGCAATCGCGGCATCCAATAACTCATACGGAGGAATACGAGGCAACGCCTCGGCCGCCTCTGCAATGAGTATGGTAACCTCTTCTAGGGTCTTTTCAGATCCAATTTCGAGCATGTGGGGTTGGCAAGCAGGAAGTCCTAAGACAACCTGCAGTGTTTTAAGAGGTATTCGATACCTCTCAATCCACTTTGTCAGCCGTTCCGAGACTTGATTGTACATTATTATCTGTATAATCTCCTCTCCTTCAACCGACATCGTCAGTTGGAGCCACTTCTCGAAAGCTTCTAAACGTTTCCGGTTCTGGAGAAATTCTCCATAGACGGAATTAACGTTTCCTAATAGAATTTTCACTATTAGGCCCCAGTCTTTCCATTCGTTGGAAAGTTCTCCTAGATCCTTCAACGGTTTAGTCCAAATTACACTTTTCTTCAACATTGTTGATAAAGTTTGTTTTATGGACACTCTTGGAAGCCCAGAGTCGGCGAACCGCTGACTACCAGGGACCAAAAGGACCGAAAGGATCCAGGATACTACTGGGTGAGAAGAACCTTGGCGAAGGTTTTCACAAACCTTCGTCCATATTCTCTCACTTAAGAACATCTTCATAAGTGGCGCAAGCCACTTATTGGATGTTAGATCATACCAACCTCTTCTCCCGGCTCGCAGAGCTAGTTCAGCCCTGGAAGTCAGAGAGTCGACCCCAATAAACTCTTTAAAGCTTAGAGGGGAAACATTTGTTGTTCCAACATATGATTGGCTGGCAAAGTTGATAAACCCACCTTCGGAAATGAAGGACTTTGATAAACCAACTTTGATCCCTAGAGCCTCCGAGATGCGAAGGTATTCCTTCGCTATCCCTTCATGGAAGATAACTAAGTCATCTCCCAAGATGAGGTAGTCCTGAAACCACTCAGCTTTAATTTTAGCTGAGTGAGTACCAGCAAGATAGTCTCTTGCGAAGAGGTCCGAAAGGAACTTACCCTCCCAAAGAAACGCTGCATACTGAACCAAGAGATGATGTACCATGGCCATTGATGACCATGATGACAGAGCACCCATCGGCTGACCACGACCGTAGCGTACGGTATCGTAGTCACAGGGAGTGTGAAACTCCCTCTCAGTCTTAGGCGAGAATTTGTGAAGGAAATTCCTTCCAGTCAGCAACTCTAGCCAAAGCGATCCCAAATGGTCGCCAAGGATTGGAGTCATAAGGACTCGGTAGAGTATTAGTGGGATAGTGTCTGTCGCGGCCGTGAGGTCAATAGACCAAGCATCCGTGTAGCCTTTCGAAGAAAACTCTTTCAATCGGCCCTCCTGATCAAAAGTTGCATCAGTAGGGAACGTCCGAAGAAGGTCAAACATCCAATCATGGAGTGGTTTGAGGACTGCATTAGTCCAGTAATCGACGATAGCTACAATTCTAATCTTTCCTGCGGGCTCATAAAGATCGTGAAGACGACCTAGG